TGTTCCGCCGTTTCAATTTCAAACTCGGTCCCATGCGAGTGACCGCCATTGCCGACGCGCCAAGGCCCCGGCGTTGCAGCTTTGGATAGCTGCTGAAGTTGATTAATCAGCATTTCCAAGTCTTCCCGTCCATCTGGAAGTCCAGACAGGCTTCACCGAAGCCAAAGCCGCTATCGACCTCCATGTTGTCGGAGAAAGCGGCAAGTTGCGCTCTCAAGTAGACCGCCACCGCGACGACATCTTCAGCCGGTGGTTCAACCAAACCAGCTACGGAGCGCAAAGCCTCGCGCAAACGGTCGCCGCTGCTCATTTCAAATGCTCCTCGCGCTCGATGGCATCAGCCAACTGGGGCTTACCGATCCGGCGCAGCCATGCTGCGATGCGGTCGCGCTCGGCCTGTGCGGCCTTGTGTCGGTCTATGACAGCCGCAGCGTCTTCAGCCTCCAGCGGCCCGTCGAACCATTCGACGCCATCGGGCGTGTTGATCCAATAGCGCTGCTCGGCGTAGGACCAATGTACAGGGGGCTTGCTCATAGATCGTACCAATCCTCGTCTGTCAGATGTTCTGTGCCAATGTCAGGCATGGTGAATGCGATCCAGACAGCGACGCCAACGACGCTGACAATAAATAGTGCGATCCAGTCACGCATCGGTCTTCTCCTAACGATAATCTGGTTCGGGCGCCGGATCAAAGCAAAGCAGATCGGCAACAAGATCGAGATTGCTTTCCGGAACAATAAATTGTTCCGGCTCACGGTCCGTGGTTTCAATGCGCCCGTTGCGGAAATAGAACACGCTCATTGCATGCACTGAGGTTCGCGCAACACAGTTAATCGCGTAGAGCGATCTGGCCTCCATGAAGCTGATCGTTTTGTCATTGCGAGCATCCGTTTTGACCCAAACTTTAGCAGCCGTTTGATTGGACCGACCCTTAATCAAGTCCTCACTACGGGCCGTAATGATCGTGCCGGTGTCTGTAGTCACAACGGGAAACCACTCCGGCAACTGATCCTCAGTGGATGCAGCCGCGGATGTTGGCACGACAGCGCTAATAGCTATGCCGATAGCAAATCCAGTCAGATATTTACGCATCGACCTTCCCCTTCATCTGCTCAGCCCGTTCTTGGGCAACCTGCCATGCCGGCTTGCCATTGATCGTGGCGCCACGGCCCCATGACGGGCGCGGGGCGTACCAACGCTTGCTATGACGTTCAAATGCCATGTTAAACCTCACTTACTACTTTTGATGCCCGGAGAGTGCCTGTGCAATTTTATCTTGTCAAACACTTTTTTCGGAATATGGTTTGGGCATCATCTAGCCAATAGGAGTGAAAGTTGGAGTACCAAACAGCAGAGCAAATGGCGCGAGCATTGGTTAAGGAATGCAGCAGCGCGCTATACATTCGGTCGCTTGTCCTGAAGCAATTCGGCGAAAGCCCATCGGTGAATCGCATTGCGGCGCTGCGCAGCCACCATGTCACAGTTAACGAGAAAGGCCGGCGCACGACTCACAATGCTAGGCAAATCCCAAGCGACTTTGCGACCGTGGCTCCGACCATGACGAAGGCCGAATTGGCCCGCCACTATAACGTCCTATGGTCGGGAACCATTGATCGCTGGCTGGAAGAGACTGGCACCTATGCTAGAAAGTTTGTGCCAGTTAAGAATCGCCTAAGCCGCATGGGCAAGGTGGCGCACCGGCAGTTTGAGGCAACAAGGCACAAAAGCGAATGCGAGGAAGCCGCCGACGTTTTGCGGCGCGAGCGCTTCCCGGTTAATCGCTGCAATATGGACGGCTCGTTCAACGCCAACGGCAAGTTCTGGCGAGTCGGCAGGAATATTCTGGACACTCAGGAAATGATGGAGAAGGCACAGAAGTATGTCAGAGTCTAAAACCTTTAATGCCATGTCGTCCCTAGAGCAGGAGCAAATTGCAATGGCGCTTATGTCAGACAGCCTGCTAAGAGCCCTATGGCGCGAGCATCCCCGGATTTTGCGAGAAGCGGCCTTGGCCGGCAGAAAGGTTGAAAAGGTATGAGCATGAAAACACTATCGCGCGTTGAGCGCCTGCTGGATGAACTGTGCAAGCGCTCAGATCGCGAAATACCCAAGTCAGATGTAGAGCATATCCTGCGGGTTACGCGGGCTCAGATCGAAATGGTCGAGCAAGGGCTGGAGGATTAAGAGCGCTCGGCCATGAATGCGTCAATCTGCTCGATGGCGTGTTCATGGCCGTTGCACACTAAAAAAGTGTGCCCTATTTCGCCAAGATAGCGGCCCCAATCGCGCTGCTCTGGAGACAGCTTACCGCCCTTGAGACGCTTCATCTCGATCCATAAATTAACTTCTGGCACATACAGATCAGGGACGCCGCGCACGACGCCCTCGACCTTCAGCTTTGCAGCAGTCGCCCTTGATCGCCATCCGCCGTTGGGAATGGCAAAGATGCGCATTGGGCTATATTTGCGGCGGAACCAGCTAACGACTTGGCACTGCTCCCAATGCTCACTTGGCGGCTTGTCGGTCAGAACGGCAACTCCTGTTCCCACGTTGGGCAACTGTCTGGATTTTGGCTAAAATCAAGCGGAATGGCAACCCCGAAAGCTAAGCATCTGCCATCGGCGCCGTAGTGATCGCAGTTATGGCAGTATCGCGGTGGTCCCTTGGCAAGCCAAAGCTCGTAATCAATCAGTCCTTGCGGCTTCGGGTGACGCGGCATTACCAACTCCTACTTATAATTCGATAAAACTTGCCGTCTTTGTGAAAACTTATGCTGGTCGGTGGCTCTGCGTTAGTCAAGCTGGCCGCGACATCTTCTAGGCAAGAAAGTTCGGTAACATCTGCGCCGCTTGATTGAACAATCTTGTGTAGCGTCGCCAAAGCCTTCTGGCCGGCGTAGCCATCGTGCAGCACCGTTAAATACTCCGTAACAGGCGCATCGGATAAGGCAGTGCCGTAGTAGGTAACCTTGAGCATCTCCTTCCCGCTGGCTTTTGCGATGTGCTTGGCCCAGACCCAGACCCAAACCTCCATCTCAAGCGCTGACAGCCCCATGATGTCATCATTGTGGAGCTTGAGAACCTTCGCCTCATCCTCCTCCTTTGCTGGGAAGGCATACCCGCAGGCCGTGCATTCCTTGGCGCTAATGTAGAGCAGTTCATGGCACTCCGGGCACGCCTTCATCGGCGCCTCGCCTGTACCGGCCTTGCTGGGCGGCTGGACGGCTATGATCGGGCCGTGCTGGCGGACCACGCCGGCAAAGTCGAGAACCAAGCAGTGGTCGGTGTGGCTTTTGATCCGCATCCCGCGACCGGCCATCTGGACATAAAGGCTGGGCGACATGGTGGGGCGCAGCATGGCAATCATGTCTATGTCTGGATAGTCAAACCCGGTCGTCAGCACATTGGCGTTAGTTAACGCCCGTAACCGTCCAGCCTTAAAGTCAGCAATGATCCGCTCCCGCTCGGCCTTCGGAGTGTCGCCAGTAACGCAGTCTGCGGGTACGCCTTTGTCCCGCAAGGTCGCGGCAACAGCGCGGGCATGCTCAACGCCGGTACAGAAAAATAGCCACGCTCGCCGGTCGCCGGCACGGGCAATGACCTCGTCAACAACTTGGGAATTTTGGGCATCAGTGTTAACTGCGGCGGCTAACTCAGATTCGATATACTCTCCGCCGCGCTTGTGGACGCCGGACAGGTCGTAGCCGCTTTCGGTCGCCTTGGAGTGCAGCTTGGAAAGATACCCGTGATACACAAGTTCTTCAATCGACACGGGCTCGATTAGCTCAGAGAAAATCGCCGGCTTGTCGGTAATCAGGCCATGCCCAAGCCGGTATGGGGTGGCCGTCAGGCCGACAACCCGCATACTGGGGTTGATAGTCCGAAGCTCGGCAAGAAGCGTCCTGTAGCCACCTTCATCCTTGTGGCTAACCAAATGGCACTCATCAATGATGCACAGGTCAATGTGGCCGATTTGCCACGCCTTGCTTCTGACGGACTGAATGCCGGCAAAGGTGATCGGTTCGCCTAGCTGGCGCCGCCCTAGGCCGGCAGAGTAAATCCCCATCGGCGCATTCGGCCAGTGCTGGCGCAGCTTCTCGGCATTTTGCTCGATAAGCTCCTTCACATGCGTCAGCATCAATATGCGTGTCTCAGGCCAGTTCTGCACGGCATCTTTGCACAGCGCCGCGACAATGTGGCTTTTGCCGGCACCAGTAGGCAGCACCAAGCATGGGTTGCCATCATGCTTGCTGAACCATGCGTACAAATCGTCAATTGCTCTGCGCTGATATGGCCTAAGCATTAAAATAACTCCATTTGCATTTTAATCCATTTTGATGGGCATTGCATTTGATCCCATCTATCTGCCATTTCTCTTGCGCTTCGCTTTGATTGAGAATGATTGCGGGCAACATCTGTGCTGTCTACACTTGCAAAAGGATACTCCCACTTCACGCACTGCATTCCTCTCAGCATATGAATATATGGAGTTCTTTTATGTCTTTTATTTATCTCATCAAATGTCGTCTCAATTCTGGCTCTCCATTCTGGTGAGCCCACAGATGAATATTGCGAAGATGAGCCGATGCAGACCTTTGGCCAGCTATCCAACAGTCTTAGCATCCGGTTAATTGATTCATGCATATGCCAGACCGGAGCGCCACGCTGGCCATGCGGCCACTGGGCCATCAAGCAATCCTGCGTATTTTCATCTCCATCAATTTCATCTGGGATGACGGCCCAAGTTGTTGGATGATCCAGCCATTGATCCGTCCATTCATAATAAGCTGACCAATCAGTTTGTTTGCCAGTTCGCCACTTTGAAAAGGCGCCATTATCAAGCATAACACTTTGACCGTACTGATGGGCGCGCGCAATGTCCTGAGGCTGCGCGTGAGACACACAGTAGTGCCTTCCCGCGACCTCCATAAACACCTCTTTCGGCGTGATCGGCGTGCCGTGATAATGGATCGTCAATCTCTGATCCACTTCGCGTAAATGCCTTCTAGTGGGCGGCTGACATCAACAGCCGCAGCGCGAAGGTCTTGCCCGATCTTTTCGGCAAGGTCTTCACCCCAAGCAAGTTCATCCGGCAGGACGTTGTGGTCGAACCGCGCAAGGTACTGAGTCAACAGCCGTCTGCGATGTTCAGCGTCTAAGATTATGTCTCCATTTGCATGATGCCAGACCACGACCTGCCAAGTGTGGCCATGCAATTTGCCGTCACGGCTGTAGTGAGCAGCGGAGATCGTGCCGCTGATTCCTGTCATTTTCCCCATCAGCGTATCTCCCAGAATTTGTGCGCTTGTACGTTCAAGCGCCACTGACAGTCTTCAGAAACGTACTTGACAGCTTTGGCGATGTTTTCGCGCAGAGCGGGGCCGTCCATCGGTGACAGCCACTTATGCTTAGCACTTACTTTTGCTTGAGCCAGCCACGGCGCAAGGCCATCTTGAGGGTACACCAACTTCAATTCGTCGGCTGCGGACACGATAATGTCAGTCCCAGACTTCGGACTGACGCACACCCAATCCAATAATGGCGGAATCGGTAGCGTTCCATTCGTCTCCACGGCACAATAAAACCCACGGCGCTGAAGTTGGCGCACAAGTTGCGTATCAAGTTGAAGTCCGGGCTCGCCGCCAGTGAATACGACGAACTTTGGTCGATGCGATTGAATAGCCGCGACAAGCGACTCAAGCGTGTACCGCCGACCGCCAAGAAAGTCGGTGTCGCAAAATTGGCAAACTGCCTTGGCACGATGCTCTTCCAAGCCGGTCCACAGATTGCATCCCGCAAATCGAACAAACGTAGCTGCTCGGCCAGACCAGAACCCTTCGCCTTGGATCGTCGGAAAAATCTCTTTGACAGTATATTTCTTGCTCATCCTACAACCTCAGTATCGGGAAAAATCGCCTTAACGGCTTCAACTTGCTCAGAGCCGCATGCGGCTGGGTTAGCGACAATCTCGCGGCTCTTGTAGCCATTGGGGCCATTCAGAATGCGCTTGCCGTCAATCAGCCAAGTTACATGCAGCCCATCTTCTGAGCCCTCGTACTCCCACGGCACCAGATCGGGGTGGATCACATGGTCGTCGCACCCGGTGCGCTGAAAATCCTCTGGGATGCCGTCAGCGTCATGCCGCTCGCACCGCCAAGTCGATGCCTCAGTTGGTGTCGAATGCGCGCAGGTGCGGCAGTTGGCAAATTTGGTCGGTGCCTTTTCGTGACACAGCGAATAGGCCGGGCAGAACTTGCACTGATACCAAGTCGGGTCCGTCGAAACTGGCGGCGGCATCCGGGCGTCCAGCGCAATCCTGCGGCCACGGGCAATGTATTTCTCGGCGACTTCCTTGTTTAGTTCGATGCGCTCAGAGTACAGCCGGTCGTCATCCTTGCAGACGGCAATGTAAACGGCCTTGCGAATATTTGTGCCGTGCATGTAAACCTGCATCTGCACATAGTGCTGCGGCTTCGACTTCTCGACGCCATTCTTGACGAGGTCATCAAACGACTTTTTCGAGTGCGTCTTAAACTCAGCAATGTGCCGGCTCTTAGGCGCTTCAGGCAGGCCCTTTTCGATAATGCCGTCGATAGAACCACTAACGTGCGCACCGAAGTCAACCTTGCGCTGGCGCCCATTGAACGTGTCACGGATGTCAACGCCAATGGCGCGCAGATCGGAAATGATGGTGCGTTCTTCATTGTGTCCGCGACGGAACAGACGCAGCACCCTACCGGGAAACTGCTCCTGAACCGCCCAGCGGAACGATAGCCAGAGCCAACGGTCGCAGGGGTGCCCAAGCAATGAGCATCCCAAGTGGCCGCGCGGATGCGACTGTTGCGACTCGTGGTGGGCATCAATAAGGCCGACCAACTGGTGCATTGGCTCTGGTATCTTAGTCATATAACCTCGCTAATTGGGTGGGGGAAAAGTCCTAGTGTCCCCCGGCACCGTGCCGCTAGTGCGACAAACCCTTGGTGCGCCCGTCCGGTAAACCAGACCATTATTCGACCGAGTGCCCCCAGTCCTTGGCGTAGGGCGACAATCTTGATTACTTCTTAGCCCAAGGCGGAGTTGCACCCGCAGACGGAGCGGGGCTTGCCTGCGGAGCGGCAGACGGCAGCGGAGCGGAGCGGCCTTCGCACGCCTTGTAGCCGCCAATGTCGTTGCGAGCCTGATCGTGACCAGCGGACTTATCGCGCTCGCTGGGCTGCTTGACCCGCACCTTGATTTGCAATTCACCGCCGATCAACTGATCGGTGTTTTCAATGCGATCAAGACCGATTGCCCGCATGACTTCGCCAAGCTGCTGAAGACCAATGCGCTCGGCTTCAGCGCTCTGGTTGCGGATATTGATAGCCGAGAACATGACGCGGCCCTGCTGGCTGGGGCCGAGAATGTCATAGCGAACGTCGATCTTTTCGCCAGTCCCGCTCTTGGTCGGGTTGAGCTTCGCGTCAGTGATCTTGGCAGTGTACCAGCCTTCCGGCAGCAGGTCGTAAGAACGATCAGACTGCGGAAGCTCGTTGACGGAAAAAGTTGAACCAAGAAATGCCATCGTATTTACTCCTGTGCGTTAACTGCAAACGAAGGGCGACCGGCCTCCGAAGTGATTGCCCTCAGTAAAGGCGTTGTAATAGCAGCGTCGGTCGCTTTCCACGCCGCCATGTTAATCTCCGGCTTCCACCGGAACAGGCTGGTCAAATGATCCGATAGGCCATGCTCAGCCGCCAATTCTTGCAGCATATCGCCATTGACCTTGCGGTTGATCCTGCCAGTTACTTTGACAACAAACTGGCCGGCCTTTTCGGTCTTGGTGCCTTCCAGTGTTTCCGGCAGGTTCATCAGGCGGATCATTTCATCCTCGATGTCACGCCGGTCCTTGATGGCCTTGGCCTCGCGGGCCTTGGCCTCGACCCATAGGGCTGAGTAGTTGTCGAGGGTGGCGATCACTGCCCACCCCCAATCTTGCCAATGATGGCGCCAAGGTCAGGGGCCTCCCACGCTTCCAGCTTGCCAGAGCGATCCTTAGCGAGCCAGACACCGTCGCTGTCACACATGATCGCGCGCTGGGCGACACCTTCAGCATCACGCTCGACCCGCAGGGCCAGCACTTCGTCAAAAAGGTACGGCAATGCCTGAGTCAACGACTTGCCCGGCATCGACGGGTTGTACATCAGCCGGCCCATTTCATCTTGGCTCTTTTCGAGCTTGGCGCTGAAATAGACATGCTTGCCCGGCAGATCGCGAAACGCGCGGATAATGTCAGTCATCTGCTCGGACAGTGCGCCGTAAGCTTGGCGCGGGTCCTTGGCGATCTTCTTCTCGTAATTGAGCACAACTTCGCCAATCTCGCTGATCGAATCGAGCGCAATCGAGTCGAAGCCCTTGGCCTCGTCCGACTTCGACACCCACTCGAATGCCTCCGTCAGGTCGGTCATAGAGGCAATCTCGATGTACGGCAGGTTGCTGTCTTGGATCGACAGAAGCCCGCTCTCAGCCGAGAGAATCACCGGGTTGGGCAGAGTTTTAATCAGAGATGTCTTACCGGCACCTGACGGCCCGTAGACAATAAGCTTCACGCCGTTGGCCGCGAACGCGCCAGTGCGCTTAAGCGAAATAGCCATAACAATGTACTCCAAACCAACGGTCGGATGATCCGGTCGCTGGGTGAGGCAAGCCTACATTCTCGCTTGCCAATGTCAACGACTTTGTGCGACACAGCCGGACCTAAGTTAGAAAGGTGCAGCATGGCTGATTTGTCTAATATTCTCGGCGGGCCTTGGTCCCCGCCTACTAAAATTGAACCAGAGCCGGTGGAAGTACAGCTTGCAAATGCAATGGAAGCGGCGGGAATCGCTCCTCCGCCAAGCATTGAAATTGATGGTAAACTGCACCGCTTCCGCTCTGGAGCGCGGGGCACGCCGGGCAAAGGCGACAAGACCGGCTGGTACATCATTTTCCCAGATGGCATCCCAGCCGGACGATTCGGCTGTTGGCGAGCCGGGGTTGAGGTTACCTTTCGGGCCGACATTGGCCGCAACCTGACCGACGCAGAGCAAATGCTCCACGCCCGCCGGCTGAGTGAGGCCGTCCGGCTCCGCGATGCAGAAATAAAGCGCCAGCGGGAAGTAGCAGCCGACACGGTTGAGACAATCTGGGCTGATGGGGCCTTGGCTGAACCAAGCCATCCCTACCTGTCGAGGAAGCGGATCGACGTTCACGGCGCTCGTATCACTGGCGACGGACGCCTGATGGTGCCGCTATACACGCCAGAGGGGCATATTGCCTCGATCCAGTACATCTCTGACGACGGCTCCAAGCTCTATCACAGCGGCGGGCAAACCGGCGGCTGCTACTGGATGTTGGGGACAATGGACGAGCCCGGCACTCTGTACGTTGCTGAAGGCTTCGCCACGGCAGCGACAATCCACCAGATCATGGGCCGGCCCTGCGTCGTGGCTTATTCTGCCTCCAATCTGGTGCCAGTGACGGGGCACCTGCGCGACCGCTACGGGATCAGTCAGGACATCGTCATTGTTGCCGATAACGATGCCTCCGGCACCGGGCAGAAGTATGCCGATCAAGCTTCGGCCAAATATGGCGCGCGGGCGATTACCATCCCGGTGCAGGGCGATGCCAACGACTATGTTAATGAGGGCGGCGATCTCAAAATCCTGCTCCAGCCGCCGGTAACGGATTGGCTGGTGCCGGCAAATGAGTTCTCGACCAAGCCGGCTCCGATCAAGTGGCTGGTCAAGCACTGGCTGCAAGACCGGGCGCTAATCATGGTCCACGGCCCGTCCGGAGGCGGCAAGACCTTTGCCGTGCTGGATTGGTGTTTGCACATCGCGGCGGGCAAGCCCGACTGGTTTGGGCACAAGGTCAATCCCGGCGCTGTGGTTTACCTTGCCGGCGAAGGCCATCACGGCATGCGTTCGCGAATTGCGGCGTGGCTCCAGCACCATGAGGCCGGCAATCTCAATATGTGGGTCAGCAAGGCTGGCTGTGATCTTAACACGGCTGAAGGCTATAGCCGGGTGGTCGAGGCTGTCAGGGGCCTGCCAGAGCGCCCCAAGGCCATTGTCGTCGATACGCTGCATCGCTTCCTCAATGGCGACGAGAACAGCGCACAGGACGCCAAGACCATGATCGACGCCTGCAACGCCCTGATGATGGAGTTCGATTGCAGCATCATTCTGGTCCACCACACCGGGGTATCGGAAGAGGCTCAGCACCGGGCTCGCGGATCGTCAGCATGGAAGGGGGCGCTCGAAATTGAAATTAGCATCGTCCCGGCCAAGGGCGATAGCCCCATGCAGATCGTCCAGCGCAAGTCCAAGGATGCCGAAGAGGCAAAGCCGGTCTATGCCAATTTGGGTATAGTCCACATTAACGGCTGGTACGATGAAGATGGTGAGCCGGTAGGATCAGCCGTACTGGTCAAGGCCGACCCGCCGGCTGAGACGAATAAGGAATCGAAGCTGGCTTCGTTCAAGAAGTTCATCACAACCGCATGGTTCGACACTGGCGCAGAGGTCGATAACGGGGCGCCGTATATCTCTCGGTCGGCCCTGATGGACTACGTCAAGCTCAAGATGGATTGCAGTGAAAACACCGCCAAGCAGCACCTCAAGGCAAGCGATCCAAAGCGGCTAATCGGGGTGCTAACAGTGGCCGAAGTGGTGTCCCCACAGGGGCATGGATGGGCCATAATTTGCCCTGAACTGGCTTCGGGCATGATGGTGCGGAAAAACGAGGGCGGTACACGCGGTACTTTTGGGGGTGTACCGGAAGAAATGTAATAAAAACAATGCTGTGTACTATAGCGGTACACGGGTTGGTACACGGTAGGGGGCAAGGCGAGTGGCGGTACCGTACCGTACACACATCCTATAGGATGTGTACGGTGTACCGACCCGATGCGGAGGCCTCCAGTACGAGGAGAATTAGAATGGGTAAGAGATCAGATTTTGAGCGTCGGGAAAGGGACTTTTATCCCACCCCATATGAGGCTGTGGTGCCACTGCTGGGACACCTGCCAACACGGTCCATGTTCGTCGAGCCCTGTGCTGGCGATGGGGTGCTGGTGAGCCATCTGCATCGACATGGGCATCACTGCGTCAGCGCCAGTGACATCGAGCCGCAGGACCAGTCGGTGAAAGCTCTGGATGCGTTCAAGGCGCGAATTGGCGATGCGACCTTCTTCATTACCAACCCGCCGTGGGATCGAGGCATACTGCATCCGCTGATTGAGCATCTGTCGGATCAGGCGCCAACGTGGTTGCTGTTTGATGCGGACTGGATGCATACCAAGCAGGCCCGGCCCTATCTTGATCGGCTGGTGAAGATCGTTAGTGTCGGCAGGGTCAAGTGGATCGCTGACAGCAAAATGACCGGGAAGGACAATTGCTGCTGGTATCTGTTCTATGGCGAGTTTAGAGGAAGGACCGAATTTTATGGTCGATAAGGTTAATCACCCGGCGCACTACCAAGGCAAGGTTGAGTGCATTGAGGCAATTGATGCGGCGGTTGAGGGGCTAAGTGGGATTGAGGCGGTTTGCACTGCCAATGCCATAAAGTACCTATGGCGCTGGAAGCGGAAAAACGGTATTGAGGATTTGCAGAAGGCTCATTGGTATATCGAAAAATTGATTGGGGTTCTTGAGAATGACAACTGAGGTTTGCTCTAACTGCCGGTTTTACCATGAGGCGCATGCCGGCACGCATGGCTACTGCAAGGCATCGCCGCCAGTATTTACCAATCTGGACGATCAGGGTCGGCCACGGTTCTTTAACCCGGTGGTTGGGCCTAACAACTGGTGCGGGCTCTGGGAGGGCGATGCCGAGTGATTGCGCTGGAGGTCGATACTTCGAATTTTAACGAGTCGGTCAGGAAGCTGGCTGGAATGCCCGATATTATCCGCAAGGCGGTGACCGGCGCGCTTTCTGAGACGGTAGACGACCTCCACACCCGCCAGACGCTCGAAATGAAGCAGGTGTTTAACAACCCGACGCCATATGTGCTGCGGGGACTCAAGAAGCGCTATCCCGGCGGTAAGATGGGACGCGGTGTAGGTGGGGCCGGGACGTACTTTGAGTTCTTCCCGGTCGGCAAGTCGCCAGAGGATATTGTCAAGCCGCATGTGTTTGGCGGCAGCCGCCAGCAGAAGCGCTCTGAGCGTCGCCTAGCCGGGCTTGGGCTGCTGCCGGGTAATGGCTTTAGTGTCATGGGCAGCGAGTACCCGAAAAACTCGTCTGGCGACATTTCTGGCGCTAGGTATACGCAAATGCTGCATCAGCTTGGCGGGCTGTCCGATATGGCGCGGCAGTCGATGCCCAAGAACCGGCAGAAGAACCGGGGCGGGACGAGCTACTTTGTGATCCGCCGTGGCGGTAAGCCGATTGCCATTGCTGAGCGTAACGGGACCTCGACCAAAATTATCCTTGCGCTCACCCAGTCAGTGTCATATCAAAAGCGCTACGATTACTTCGGTGTCGGTCAGAAGCAGGTTGCCTACAGTCTGCCACTGCACTTTAACCGGATCATTCAGCGTTATCTGTCTAGGATTTGATATGAACGACAATCTTCCCGTTGAGGGACCAAACCATGCCGCCGCACTGGCGTTGATTAATGACCTAATGCTGATCCTTGCTAACATGGAGGCGCAGGGGGTCGATAGGGTGGTAGACGGCGAGGGCGTATACTGTCCCGGCTTCTGGGCTGATGAATGCGCTAAGGTGTTGGGGCTGGCGAAGGGTCCAAGGAAGGGTCCACTGGCCGCGTAGGGTCCACTAAGGGGGTGGGGTATATAGGTGGGGTGGGGGGTCGCTAGGGCTGACGCTTTAGCGGCCCCTAGTTGTATCTGGGGTGCTGGATGCATTGCCGTTGGCTGCGGCCTTAATTTCCTCCACGCCAAGCCGAGCCTAAGACGGAGCGGAGCCCAAATTAGTCTGGCTTGCACTTCGATGGCGCTTCCGCCAGTGACCGGCAATTTTGGCCCGTAAATCGCACAGGGGGTTTGCTGGCCGGCTTTTCCCGCTCGATGGCTCGTAAATCGTATACCGGGGCTGGCTGGCCGCTTTGCCGCCCGATCCCCGGCCCGGCCCCAGCCGCCCCCGCCTAAATTTTTTGTTCCATAAACCGAGGGGGGGTTTTGGCGATTTTCAATGTTCACGCTCCGTTCCCGGAACGTTCCACTTCCGTTCCGCTATTGCGATGCATTTGCAACAACGATCGAACGGCCAAATTGACAAAAACCGTTATATTTCATGTAATTGCCTAGGTTTTCCGCCATTTCTGGCCCTATGCAATCCGGCAATTGCTATCGCCGCGATTCCGGTTTTCGCCCTATGTGGATTTGACGGAAAGCTTGCCCCGGCGCGCTTGCGCCGGCTAGCGATCAAGAAATGCGGTTTTTTTGATCGGGGCGCATTTTCCTATTGACCGATCAAAATGCCCGGTTTAGTGCAGGGGCATAGAAACGATTTAGGGAATAGGTTTTATGACTCGCATGGACAAAGCAATCATTGCCGCCGGTATTGCTGCATTGCTGGCAATCGGAATTCATGGCCGTATGGAAACGCGCCGCATTTGTGGCAATGCCGCGAATTATGCGGCTTGCGATTTGAGCTTGCAGGCATGGGGTGATGAAACCCGCGCTCGCAATGCCGGTTTCGGCATTTATAACTAAGGGGATTCGATATGACTTCGCCGCGCCCGTGGTATATTCTCGATCTGATGACTGGCCGTTATATTCAAAGCGCCGAAACGTCTGCAATTGCCGATAAGCTTGCCGCAAGCGAAAATGCGATTGCCGGGTGGAATCGCTATGCAATCCGCCGCTATCGATAAGGGGAAACCTAATGATTAGAATCAAGTTAGCCATTATTGCCGCGATTTGTTTCTTTGGGGCGTGGGCATGCATTGAATCCGATATCAGGCAAGCTTGCGGCAATAGCCAAGCCTGCATCGCTGCTAGTCTATAAGGAGTCCGGCAATGCCGTATAAGGAAACGTATTGCGCCTATGTCCGATATGGAAACGACAAGCCCGATCAAGTTTGGCCCGGCTTAACAAAGGGGCAGGCAAAATGGCGCTATCATTGGATTAAGCGCAATTGGTGGAGTCTGTTCCGGGATTTTCGAGAATATGGATGGTCCCGTGAATGGATTGGCTAATCATTAATCGTTCAAGCTTTAGAAATGGGATTTAGAACAATGACAAAAGAAAATTATTTTCCGCGCCTGTTTTCGACCGATAGCGCGAAAGCCGCAAAAGCAAGCGGCTTTGGTTATCTGAATGCAATTCACTATATGGCCCCTTACAAACTAGGCGGAGTCGGCAATCTTTGCTCGCACGCTAGCGTTGCCTGCATTGCGCTTTGCCTAGGCCAGTATAGCGGCCAAGCCGCGATTGTTTCCGACTTGGAAAATGGCACAAACCCGACTCGCGAAAGCCGCAAGCTTAAGGCGCAATTGTTTATGCGCAATCGCGCCGAATATATGAATCGCCTAGTCCGTGATATCGTCAAGCTCGATAGGGAAGCGCGCCGCGAAAACCTAAAGCTTTGCGTGCGGCTTAATGGCTCAACCGATATTGTATGGGAACGGATAAGCTTTGCGATTGACGCGAAAACGTCGAAAGCTTTGGCCGCTTACAACGGGGCTCTTATGGGGATTGCCATTGACGACTCGTATTATGCGGGGCGCGTGCGGACAATCCTGCAATTGTTTCCCGATATTCAGTTTGTCGAATATACTAAGAATCCAAAGCGGCTTGCCAGCAAGCCTGCAAATTTGGATTTGACGCTATCATATAGCGCGGAAAATAGCGCCGCTTGCGTCAATGCCCTACTGGCAGGGGAAAACGTTGCAATGGTATTTGCCGGCGGATTGCCGGAAAGCTTTGCCGGCTTTCCTGTCATTGACGGGGACCAGCACGATTTGCGGCACCTTGACGCTAAAGGCGGATTCATTGTCGGATTGTCGCCAAAGGGGCGGAAAGCGCAAAAGGATACTAGCGGTTTTGTGGTCCGTTGGCTGGAACAATCCGGCGCGGATTTGTCCGAACATTGGCAGCTTTTGCGGGAAGCGGCATTTATGCGGCAAGCGGCTTAGGTCAATTGATCGAAAGGAAATAGGAACATGGAAAACGTCAATCATACGCCTGCCCCGTGGCATATCTGCGAAACAACGGGGCGCGGCTTAAAGCTCATTCGGGACGCAAATGGCTATTGCGTTGCGGAAGCGGTGAATCCTGCCGTGCAGGCGGCTCAATATATCAATGCCGATGCGAATGCCCGCCTGATCGCCGCCGCGCCCGATCTGCTGGCCGCACTCGATGAAATCTTTAATGGTGTGGGCATGACGGGGCCAACTATGGATGCAGCACGCGCCGCAATCGCTAAAGCAAAGGGGCAGCTATGATTGACCTAGCATCATGGCGCAAAGCGCGGGGCATAACGCAAGCGCAAGCCGCAAGCTTGCTGGCAATGACAGAGTCGCATTACCGCAAGCTTGAAACGGGGCGCGCGCCAATCAACAAACGAGTCGCAATGCTAGCCCGACTCGCCATTTAGCCTGAGCCCGGCCATTGCGCCGGGCTTTTCATTGCTCGCAATCCGGGGCGCGGCGAAAGCTTGCGCCCCGCTTGCTATGCCCGGCGCGCGTTTGTTCCGGGCGATTGCGCTTGCGGTATAGGTCAATCGGCCATGCCCGAAACGCCCCAAAAACGCCCCTGCTAGCGCCTGCCATATGGCCCTAGTATACGGCATGCCCATGCCATATCGTCGCGCCCTAGGCCCTGTTTCTGGGCATTTCCGGGGCATTCTGTGCAGGGGCGGCAACGGGTCCTGCTGGCGATCTGGCCCCTGCGGGTGATTCGGACCCCAGTTGCAAAGATGTCACACCTATTGCCAGTTGACTAAACCCACCATGATGCCATAGGTTCGGGCTATGGGAAAAAAGCGAGCGCCATCTCAAAAGCAGAGAGAATACGCGGAACGCGTGTTTGAAATGACAAAGGCTAAGCGCCTGATGGGGGAGTTATGGCTATGCGTCAGGTGCAAAACGCATAAGCCGATTGACGAGTATCGGGTTAATGCAAATTATCCGACGAGATTCCCAAGCTATTGCAAAAATTGCAGCACTGAAATTGGTAGGGTTTCGGCCCGCAATCAAAGGCTCAAAATGTCATTCGACAATCTACAAAAAAAGATGGCTAACGCCCAAGGCAGAAAGGACAAGCTTTTGTCTGTTCTTATGAAATGCTCTAGATGCGGGCAGGAAAGTCCAAGGTCTAAGTGGCCCATAGAACGCGGCACTGCTCGTGGAAATTATGCAGGCAAAACCCGCAAATATTGTTGCTCGCCGCCCAAGCGAACTGATGCCGAAGTAGATATTGATATTTCTGAGCGCATGAAAACGTGCTCTGCTTGCGGCATCAGAAAGTCATTCAATGACTTCTCACCAAACAAGGCTGCAAAAGATGGAAGGCAGACAACCTGTAGGCCATGCCGATCGGCCAAGGTTCATTCTGGCGAGTGGAATGGCAATACGCGCCGACAAGCGACTATTGATGAGCGTTCAGATGGGACAATTACATCTGAACTGATGCGAGAAAGATTTTCGGTAAAAATATGCCCATGCTGCGATGGCTATATGGAGCGCGACGATAAGGTGCTTGACCACATTGTTCCGCTAAAACTTGGCGGCACTCATTCCGCCAGCAATGTCACAGTGATGTGCTGGAGTTGTAACTCTGCAAAGGCCGCGCACCACCCCAGTCGTTGGCTTCAGTTGCTTAAACCAGAGGCGGCTGCTAGAATGCGCGAGCATTACGGCAAAATGGGTCTAACCTTCTAATGACAGAGTCGCGCAAGCGGGCAGGTGAAGAAAGTATGATGCTCACTAATGTGGGCATGTCCTACGACGAAGCCCGCACCCGCAAGATTAATGCGGAAGCCGAGATCGCGGAGCTAGAGCTTCAGCGGATCAAGGCGACCATGTGCTTTACCGCTGATGTGGTGAAGGCGTGGGAAAGTGTCCTGCACGCCTGCCGGGCCAAGATGCTAGCGGTCCCGACCAAGATGGCGCCCATTGTGGCCGGCACCAGCGATGTCAGCGTCATTAAGGAACGGCTGGAAGACGCGGTCCGCGAGGCGTTAAGCGAATTAGCTAACTACAACCCTAGCGTTGACCCCGTGGCGACCGGAACTGCGGCGCCGGTAGATGCAATTGCCGAAGATGAGGCGCCCAAGAAGCGGGGCCGGCCTCGTAAGATCGACAAGCTGAAGTCATGATTGTCTTAGACCAGACGATTAGGGCGGAGGCTCTTAGCCAGATGGCTAACGCAATGCGCCGCCTGACTCCGCCGCCGCGCTTGAGCGTGGCCGAGTGGGCTGATGCCGAACGGCGGCTGGATTCCCAGTCTTCGGCTGAGCCCGGTCGGTGGTATACTTCGCGTGCGGAGTACCAGCGCGGCATCATGGACGCCTGCTCCGACCCGTCTGTGCGCGAAGTCGTCGTCATGTGCGGCACGCAGTCCGGCAAGTCTGAGGCGATCCTCAATACCATTGGCTATCACATGCACCATGATCCCTGCCCGATCTTGGTGATGCAGCCGACCGTCGATATGGCGCAGTCTTTCTCGAAGGACCGCGTCACCGCCGGTCTGATCCGTCCAACCCCGGCTCTGCGTGGGCTGGTTAACGATAGTAGGGCCAAAGATGCTAATAATACGACACTTCATAAGGTTTTCGCTGGTGGCGCTCTGTCTCTTGTTGGGGCTAACAGTCCATCTTCCCTTGCTTCTCGTCCTATTCGCGTTGTCCTATGCGACGAAGTTGACCGATACCCTCCTTCGGCAGGTGAAGAAGGTGACCCAATTTCTCTGGCTAAGCGGCGAGCGGCTACGTTTTGGAACCGGAAGATAATTCAGGTATCGACCCCGACCAATCGGGGTGCAAGCCGGATCGAGGACGCATACGAGGAGACAGATAAACGCAAGTTTTATGTCCCTTGCCCGCATTGCGACCATTCTCAGCTTTTGCTCTGGGCCAACGTCAACTGGGAAGACGATAATCCCAAGACGGCGCGCTATCACTGTGCGGAATGCGGTGCCGGCTGGACGGAAAGCGAACGGCACGCGGCTGTCTCGCGCGGGCAATGGGTGGCTACGGCCAAGTTTAACGGCGCCGCCGGCTTTTGGTTCAATGCGCTGTACTCCCCTTGGGTCGATTTGGTCGATACGGTCGAGGAGTTTCTGGCCTGCCGCAAAGACCCAATGCGGCTGAAGACGTTCGTTAACACTATTCTGGCCGAGACTTGGGAAGATCAGGGCGACGGCGTCGATGATTATGCCGTGGCGCAGCGCAAAGAGGATTATGATGGCATCCCGGAGGATGTCGTGCTGCTGACTGCCGGCGTTGACGTACAGGACGACCGCCTCGAAGTCGAAGTGGTCGGTTGGGGCGCCGGGGAGGAAAGCTGGCAGATTGAATACCACGTTCTGTATGGCGATCCGTCATCGCCGCGCCTCTGGGCGCAACTGGATGAGATTATTCTGGCGACCTATGAGCATCCGATTGGCGAGCCTATGCTTATCCGCGCAACTTGCGTGGACTCCGGCGGTCACCACACCCGCGCTGTCTATAACTATGCCAAGACTCGCGCCGGCCACCGGGTGTTTGCCATCAAGGGTGTCGGCGGCGAGGGTAAGCCAATCGTGGGTCGCCCCAGCAAAAACAACGTCGGCAAGGTCCCGCTATACGCCATTGGCGTAGATACGGCCAAGGAACTGCACTATGCCCGGCTAAGAATTGACGAAGTCGGCCCCGGTTACTGCCATTTTCAGGCAAAACGGGATGATGAATACTTCCGGCAGTTGACGGCGGAAAAGCAGGTCATCAAGTATCACAAGGGTTATCCGACCAGAACTTGGGTGAAAACCCGCACCAGAAACGAGGCTCTGGACGTTCGTGTTTACGCGATTGCTGCCTTTCACATATTAAATGTGAATATGGATAGCATTGCTCGCCGCTTTTATGCTAATGTGGAGCGTAGGGCGGAAGTTGCAGCCCCGAAGGAGGTGGCGAAGCCGCATCCACTGGTAGGCCCCAAGCGGGCAAGACCAAAGGGCGGATTTGCGAATAACTGGCGTTGAGGGCTGATGGCTAACCTGTTCGACGAAAGCAATGCTCCAGAGGGCGAACCGCTTAAGATAGTGGTTGGCGACTTCATCCAGTGGAAAAAGACGGCGCTTGCCGAAGCCTATCCGCCTGCCACGCATTCGGCGCAGTATGTGGCCCGGATCACTCAGGGCGGCGCGTCGGAAATTCAATTGCCTGCGATTGAGCGTACTGATTATTACCTGTTTCAGGTTTCGAGCGCCACTTCTGAGCTATTTACACCGGGCTTCTATCACTGGCAGCTTGAGGTTGTCCAAACCGCCACCGGCAATCGCATTGTTGTCGAGCGCGGCGAGTTCGAGGCTATTCCCGACCTCGACAGCAATGGCGCTGACCCCCGCACTCATGCTGAGATCATGCTCGACAAGATCGAGTCGCTGCTTGAGGGCCGCGCCGACAAGGATGTTTCTTCTTATGCAATTCAGGGCCGCTCTATCTCCAAGATGAGCGTTTCTGACTTGCTTCAGTGGCGCGATTACTACCGCAAGGAAGTCCTTAAGGAGCGCCGCGACAACGCCATTGCCTTGGGCAGGCCGACTAAAACGACTGTAAAGGTGCGATTCCTATGAGCGTATGGCGTAATTTGCTTGGGCTGCCTGAAGGGCGGGCGGTGGCCGCGCCTCGCAAGCGCTCATATCACGCTGCCAATGTCGGGCGGCTCTTTGCTGACTTTCTAAGTTCAAACCGCAGCGCCGACAGCGAGCTTCGCAGCGATCTGGTGACGATGCGCAATCGCTCGCGGACCTTGGCGCGTGACGACGTTTATGTTCGCCGTTATCTCAACCTGCTTAAGACCAATGTCGTCGGCGAGAATGGCATTGCGGCGCAGATTAAGGCGCGCAATACTGACGGCAGCCTCGATACCATTGGCAACCAGATCATTGAGCAGGCTTGGGCCGTTTTTAGCCTGAAGGGCAACTTCACGCCGGACGGCAAGCGCAGCCGCGTCGATGTCGAGAAGTATGTCATTGAAACTGTCGCCCGCGACGGCGAAGCCTTCATTCAGGTGGTCAAGAACCGTCGCTTTAAGCATGGGATTGCCTTTCATCCGGTCGAAGCCGACCAGATTGACGAGCAAAAGAACGAGCGCCTGCGGAATGGCACTGAAATTCGCATGGGCATCGAGCTTGACGAATATCAGCGCCCAGTGGCCTACTGGGTGAAGCCCCGTCACCCCGGCGACTATGACTTCGCGGCTGCATATCAGCGCGCGGCTGTGCGAATCCCGGCAGAGAACATGCTGCACATCTATGCGCCAGATCGCGCCGGGCAGACGCGCGGCGAGCCTTGGATGGCGCCGGCGATTAGCCAGTTGAAGATGCTGAACGCGCACCGCGAGGCTGAGCTTGTCGCAGCCCGCATGGCGGCATCTAAGATGGGCTTCTTTGTCTCCGAGAGCGGCGAGGACATGCCCGCCGACGATTACGACAATACGGTGCCGATTATCGACGCAGAGCCCGGCACGTTCCACCAGCTTCCTGCTGGCGTGGACTTCAAGCCGTTTGATCCCAATCACCCGGCGACGGCTTTCTCTGACTTTCAGAAGGGCATCCTGCGCGGCATCGCTTCCGGTCTTGGTGTTTCCTACGCCAGCCTTTCGGGCGATTTGGCCGAAACGTCCTATAGCTCTGTGCGGCAGGGCGCGCTGGAAGAGCGCGACGCCTACAAGATGCTTCAGCGCTTCCTGATCGAGCATTTTGAGGCGCCGGCCTTTGCCATCTGGTTGCAGCATGTCATGGAATTTGGACTTGTCCCCATTCCGGCGACCCGCTTCGACAAGTTCTACAATGCCGCCACCTTCCGGGGCCGTTCATGGCAGTGGGTTGATCCGCAGAAGGAAATTGCGGCTGTTGTGGACGGCATGCACAACGGCATCATGTCGATGAGCGATGTCGCCGGCCAGTTTGGGCGAGACATCGAAGAAACCTTCAGTCAGTGGCAGCGCGACAAGGAGCTTGCCCAGCAATTCGGCCTTGATCTTGCGTTTGGGCCGTTTGGTGGCAATCTTCAGGCTAAGGGCGCGGAAATTTCTCAAGAGGGTAGTGCAAATGTCTGAGTTGAATAAAAGCAACATCTCGGATATAAATGACGACAATGTTGTTGAGGAACGCGCCGTGTCTGAAGAGCTTGAAGAGCGGATGAAGGTCAAGGTTGAGGTCGAGATCGACAGCGATCCCGTAATCGACGTTGAAGAAGACATGGGCGAAGATGGCCCTGAGTATGTTCTGGTTTCTGAAGAAGCCGACCGCAAGAACGTAGTCGAACTTGAGCGTCGCGCCACCGACATGGATATTCGCGGCGTTGACGAAAAGAAGCGCACTGTAAGCATTGCAGTATCTTCGGAGCTTCCGGTCGAGCGCTCTTTCGGCAGGGAAATTCTTGTTCATGAGGACGGCGCCATTGATATGGCCTTCCTCGCGTCTGGCCGGGCACCGCTGCTGCTTGACCACGATATGGAACGCCAGATCGGCGTGATTGAATCTGTCGAACTTTCTGCCGACAGGGTGCTGCGAGCCAAGGTCCGGTTCGGGCGCTCTGCACTGGCGCAGGAAGTTTTTCAGGATGTTGTCGATGGTATTCGCGGAAACGTCTCCGTTGGATACCGCGTCAACAAAATGGAGCGCTCTGCTTCGGGCAAGGATGAATACTTTGTCCGTTCGTGGTCGCCCCTTGAGGTATCTGTCGTTTCGATCCCTGCTGACCCGTCAGTCGGCGTCGGTCGTAGCGCGGCTGCTCTCGAACCCAAACCTACCGTTGAACCATCCATCAAAAAGGAGGCCAAAATGGCTGACGAAGTGAATCTGGATGCGGTTCGGGCCGAAGCTGCTGAAGCTGCTGCCCGCAATGCCGCCGCCATCATCGAACTGGGTGCGCGCCACAACAAGCGCGACCTCGCTGACGCTGCAATCAAGTCGGGCAAGAGCATCGAGCAGTTCCGTGGCGAACTGCTGGAAGTGATCGGCAACGACAAGCCGCTCGACAATCAGGACATTGGCCTGAGCAAGAAGGAAGCCCGTAGCTTCTCGCTGGTTCGCGCCATTGCCGCCCTCGCCAACCCCGGCGACCGTCGCCTGCGCGAAGCTGCCGCCTTCGAATTTGAAGCCGGTGAAGCCGCTGCTCAGCGTTATGGCCGCTCGGCTCAGGGCATCATGGTCCCCGTTGACGTTCTCGGCGTCTGGAAGCAGCGCGACCTGAACACCTCGGACGACAACGAAATCGTTGCCACCAATCTGATGGCCGGCGACTTCATCGACGTTCTGCGCAACTCGGCTTCGGTCATGCAGGCCGGCGCCCGCATGATGCCGGGTCTGGTTGGCAACGTGGCGATCCCGAAGAAGACCGCTGCTTCGGCTGGCGGCTGGATCAGCACTGAAGGCGGCGCTTCGAGCGAATCGGAACCGACCTTCGGTACTGTCAGCCTGACGCCGAAGACTGTTGGTGCGTTCACCGACATGACCCGCCAGTTGATCCTTCAATCGACTCCTTCGGTTGAAGCTCTGGTTCGCGACGACCTGACGCAGGCGCTGGCTCTGGCTATCGACAAGGGCGCTCTGGAAGGCACCGGCCTGTCGGGTCAGCCGACCGGCATCCTCAGCACTGTTGGCGTCAACAAGCCGACCAACTTCGCTGCTGCGGTTCCGACCTTCGCTGAAATGGTGGCTCTCGAAACCGCCGTTGCCGAAGACAACGCTCTGATGGGCAACCTTGCCTACATCACTGACGCTGCCACCTACGGCGGTCTGAAGACCAAGGCCAAGGACGCTGGTTCGGGCATGTTCGTGATCGAAAACGGTCAGGCCAACGGCTACAACGTGATCCGTTCGCAGCAGTGCACCGCCGGGAACGTCTACTTCGGTAACTTCTCGGACCTGCTGATCGGCATGTGGGCCGGTCTGGACCTGACGGTCGATCCGTACACCGCTTCGACGAGCGGCACGGTTCGTATCGTCGCTCTCCAGACGGTTGACGTTGCGGTTCGTCACGCTGTGTCGTTCGCTTACAACAACGACGGCGTGTAAGCGTTAAGGTGAGGGGTGGCCGTTTGGAAGTCGCGGCCACCCCAATCCTTTGAGGAGGATATAATGGTATTGTCTACCGCCTCGATGATGGGCAAAAATTCGGAGAAGGTTATGGCAAAGTATAAGTGCATTCGCGGTGTGGTAACCAGCCAAGGCGTTGCCAACGTCGGCGACATTGTTGAGCTTTCTGAGCGCGAAGCCAAAGCCCTCTCGGCCAAGTTCGTGCCAGTGGAAGATGCGCCTGAAGAAATCCGGGTGGCAGAGGCGCCTGCCATAGAGCATCGCGATCCCGTTGCTCCCCGGCGCGGTCGTCCGGCTAAGGCGTTCAAGTGATCGAGTCTAGCGCAGACCTGCTTGATTTTCTGTCCCTCGACGACTTCGCCGAGAATGCGACCTATACGCCGATTGCTGGGAGCCCGGTAACGGTTCAGGGCATTTTCGATGCGCCGCAGGCGAGCCGCAATATCACCGAGATGATGGATGTCACGATCCCGGCGCCGCAGTTTGTCTGCCGCACTGTGGATGTCCCAAATGCGGCTGATGGCGATGCAATTGCTATCCGGTCAGTCAATTACTACGTTCGCGTTGTGATTACTGACGGGACTGGCATCACCACCCTGATGCTGGAGAAGGCATGAGCCACGTTCGCAACCAGATCAGAAACCGCATCGCGACCTTGGTGACTGGGCTGCCGGTCACCGGGGCAAGCGTTTATAAGATGCGGCGCTATGCTCTGGACGATTCCAAGCTGCCGGCGATCTGCGTTTACACTGGCGATGAATCCAGCGGCCTGATTACTGTTGGAGCCCGCACGCTGCGCCGCGTCATCAATGTCGTGGTGGAGGTGTTTGCCAAGGGCGCCAGCGCAACAATCTCAGACACGATTGATAATATCTGCGTGTCGGCGGAAGAGGCCATTGCCGGCGACTTTACCCTGAACGGCCTAGCCAAATCGACAGTTCTTACCTCCACAGAAACTGATGTTAACATCGAAGGCGAGTCCGGCATCGGTTCGGCCCGCTTGGTCTACGCAGTCGAATATGTTACAAGCATTGATGATGTGGAGACTGCTCGGTGAAAATGATCCCAGTCTATAACGCCAATGGCGATAAAATTCTGGCTTGCGCCTGTGATTTGGGTTACTACCAAACCATAGGTTGGACGCCTGAAGAGCCGGCCAAGGCACCCGCCAAGGCCAAGTCAAAAAGCACTAAGGAGGCTGAGTAATGGCTACTCACACTGGCAGTGAAGGCACCGTCAAGGTGGGTGCCAATACGATTGCTGAAATTCGTTCGTACTCCATCGAGCAGACTTCGGACACCGTGGAAGATACCACGATGGGCGATTCTTGGCGGACGCACAAGACCACGCTTAAGGCTTGGAGCGGCACGGTTGATGTTTTCTGGGACGAAACGGACACTAACGGCCAGACCGCGCTTGTGGTTGGCGCTGAAGTGACCGCGAACTTCTATCCTGAAGGCGCAACGACCGGCGATGCCTATCTATATGGCACCGCCATTGTCACCGGCAAGACTGTTTCGGCCAGCTTCGACGGCATGGTTGAATCGACGATTACGCTTCAAGGCACTGGCGCGCTTACCACGGGGACCGCTGCGTAATTTTAACTGAAAGGAATAAGTATGAGTATCGCACAGCGGATTGCGGCTCGAACGAGCCAGAAGCGTCATATCGAAGTACCGGCATGGGGTGAGCCGGGTAGCCCTGAAAAGGTCTACTTCGGCCCCCTGCTCGCCGGGGAGCTTAATCGCATCCAGCGCAAGCACCCGACTTTTCTCCAGTCGGCCTCGTTTGAGGCGATGGTCGATCTAATCATTCTCAAGGCTGAGAATGGTCAGGGCGAAAAGCTTTTCACGCTTGAGGACAAGCCGGTTCTGATGCGGGAAGAGGTGTCGGTTATCTCCAGTGTGGCTGCCGAGCTTATGTCCGGCACCAATGTCGAGGAACACGAAAAAAACTAAGAAACGATCCGCTAAGGTATAATCTGATTACTTTGGCGGATCGTCTCGGCAAAACCATCGCAGAGATTGAAGAAATAACAGTTTCGGAATATAACGAGTGGGCTGCATACTTCAGTATTGAAGGCGAAAGGCGGAAAAGTGGCTCAGCAAAACCTTGACTTCAACATTGCGGCGAACGTCAAGGGCATGGAAGCCATTGCCACGCTGATTAATCGCGTCGGCGCTCTTGAGGCTGAAACGAAGAAGCTGGCGTCAGCCAACTCGGCGCTTTCGACCTCAACCGAAGCCGTGATCCGCAATGGTACTCGTTATAACAATGCGCTGGATGCCCAGTCCAAGGAACTGCGTAACGCCCGTCAGGGTACGCAGCAGCTTGGCATGCAATTTAATGACTTTGCCACTTCTGTCGCAACCGGCGCGAGCGTATCGCAGGCATTTAGTCAGCAGATCGGTCAGGTCGGCTACGCCATGTCCATGATGGGCGGCACGGCTGGGCGAATTGGTAACTTCTTGGCTGGCCCGTGGGGCGCGGCGGTAATGATTGGGGCGATTGCGCTTCAGCCGATTATTGATAAGCTATTCCAAAGTGAGGCTGCGGCAAAGAAAGCCGCTGACGCGCATTACAAGTATCTTGATGCTGTCGCCGCCGGCAGCATGGCCGATCTAATTCGCGCCGAAGGTGAATTGACCAAGATGCAACAGAAGCGCCTAGAGCTTCAGATTAAACTTGGCAAAACAAATCTCCCCGGCGGTCAAATGGGCGATTCGCGATTTGCCCCGGTGCCCGGCGAGCGCCGCCGCATTCAGGATCAAATCAATCAGATTGACCAAGAAATTCGCTGGCAGCAGCTTGCTATTGATCGTGGCAATGAAGCGCGCGAGAGGATTGCCAGCGCTAGTCAAAGGGCTGAATCAAACATTAGGCCGTCACGAGGTGGTGGTGGAAGGCCGTCTGGACAAAGTGCCATTCAAGAAGCGGAACAGACTGCTGAGCGGCTTGCTGAAATTCAGCGAGACATCGAGCGCATTCGCTACAAAGGCGATCAGGCGATGCGCGAAGAATTGGAGAAGCTCTCCAACGATCAGGAGGCCAAGCTTCAGGAAACGCTTAAGAGCGCCGAAGAGATGGGCATGGCCGCTGCTCAGACGCTTAGCGATAAGGTCATCAAGCCGTTTATTACCCAGCTTGAGGAGCTTGATAAATCCTATCAGCGCATTGGCGGTGCCGTCTCTGATGCCTTCAAGGGCATGCTGACTGGCGCCATGTCGTGGAAGGACGGCATGCGCGGCATTATCAATGCGGTGATTGATGAACTGTGGCGGCTCTATGTCGTCCAGCAGATCGTCGGCATGGTAACCAAATTCCTCGGCGCCATTGGCCTACCTGTTCCGGGCTTGGCTGGAGCCCGCGCTGCTGGTGGCCCGGTTTCGGCCAATAAGCCGTATCTGGTTGGCGAAAAAGGCCCTGAAATTGTGGTGCCGGGCAAGAGCGGAACCGTCATCCCCAACCGCAGCATTGGACAGACTGGCGGCGGCGGCGGGACCATCATTAACGTAGATGCTCGCGGTGCAAGTGATCCGGCTGCTGTCCGCGCTCAGGTCCAGCAGGGTATTATTGAGGCGGCGCCTTCCATTATCGCAGCGGCGCAGGCAACGACGATCAAGTCTCTGCGCCGGCCCCGCCTCGGAGGTGCAATTAAATGACGACCATTGCGATGCCAGCCACGCCTAAGCCGCAGACGATGGCTTGGCGGCTTATGATGCCGACGCAGGCCAATATCTCGTCGTGGACCGGCAGGCGGCAGGTCGTGGCCTCTGGTCGCGGCTGGTGGGAGTGCCAGTTCCAACTTCCGCCGATTGTCGGATCGTCAAACATCAATGCTTGGCGAGCCTTTATTGCGCTTGCTCGCGGCACAGCCAATGACTTTAACGTCCCCGTCGATCCCACGGCGCAGAGCGCGCTTGCCAATACCGTTAGCACCAATGGCGTGGATCAGGTGGGCAGGAATATTGCCACTGACGGCTGGCCGGTATCGACGACCGTCCTTCAGGCTGGTCAGTTTGTCACGATTAACGACCAGCTTTTGCAGGTGACCGCCAATGTCACCAGCAATGGCTCTGGACAGGCGACAATCGCGGTAGAGCCGCCGGTACGTCAGCCGATCACTGACAATAGCTCCGTCGAGTACAAAAACCCGTATTGCAAGATGTACTTGGTCGAAGAGCCCAATCTGTCAGTTGAGGCTGGCTATGTTTACAGTCTGGCCCTTAATCTGCGAGAAGCCTTTTAATGGTTGACGCAACAACCCAGAATGCTCTTGCGAGCCAAGTCCTAAATTGGCGGATGCTTATCTATGCCGATGTGGACGGCGACGTATTGCGCGCCACCAGCGGTCTTTACGATAAGGTCGTAGTTGGCTCTGGTGACTTTGAGCTTGACGGCACTTACGAAAGCTACGACCACAATCTTCTTGAAGTCGGCGCTGTTAGGCACAACGAAAGCGGCTCGGAGACGGTTTCCATCTCGCTCGGCGGGCTGCTCGTCAATCTGGCCTTCATCCAAGAGCGCGACGACTCGCTAATCTACGACCGCTTCGGCGCTTTGGTGCAGGGGCGCGTCACCGACTTCCTTAATACAATCGGCGACCGCTCGCGCTGGCAGGGCCGGGCAGCTAGGCTGTGGTTCTACTGTGTGGACGAAAACGAAACGCAGATCGGCTCGATCATTCCGTACTACACCGGGTACATGAACGACATCACCATCAGCGGCTCGCCAGAAGAGCAGCGGGTCACGCTGACGATTGAAAACTACCTCGCCACGCTTTCGGGTGCGCCGGGTAAGACCTACCTGATGCAGAAGATATTCGATGCGGCGGATTCCAGTGCCAACGCCTCGATCTCGGCTGCAAACGGCATTGGTATGGGCTCTGGCTACTCCGGCGGCGGAGATGTTTATTACGGCGGCGGTGGTGGTCGCGGAATTGACTCTGATGTGAGAATGGTATGAGACTGTCGAACTGGGAAGAGCGCCTTGTGCAGTACATTGCAGAAAAGCGCCATGAGCCATTTGCCTACGGCATCAATGATTGCTGCACGTTCACTGGGGGTGCCGTCGAGGCTGTCACAGGCGTTGATGAAATGGCAGAGTTCCGCAATGCCTATAACAGCCTCGCGAGCAGCGTTCGCGCCCTAAAAGAGATTGGTAATGGCACCCTTGAGGAAACTATCGACGCAAAATTTCCTGCGATTGAGCTTAGCCATGCTCAAAGGGGCGACATTGCTTTTTTTGACGGCTCTATTGGTGTAGTAATGGGCTCGTTCGCATGGTTCGTTTCTGATGACGGACTGGAGAGGGTGCCCAGAGCGATGTGGGACAAGGCTTGGAGCGTCGGCTAAATGGGTAAAGTCCTAAAGATTATTACCGGCGTTGCGCTAATAGCCGCTGCGATTTTTACTGGTGGCGGGAGCCTTGGGTTTCTTGGCCTGACAGTTTCCAAAGGTGCCCTTATTGCTATGGGCGCCACTTTGGCCCTTAGTGGGGTTGCTGAAGCGGCTCTTGGCCCCAGCATTCCAAAGAGCCAGCTTGGCCGTCTCAATGTTAGCTTAGACCCAGCCACGCCGCGCAAAGCGGTATTCGGCACCACGGCGATGAACCTTGATCTCCGCTACCATGAGGCCAGCGGGACCAATCAGGAGTACATTGACTATATCATTGCCGTTGCGTCGCATAAGGTTAAGTCGATTGATGAGATTTGGTTTGAGGACAAGCAGGCTTGGACGGCCGGCGGCGGTGTTACTGGAACCTATTCCGGTTATCTTACCATTAATACGAGAATCGAAGGCAGCGTTGCCAATGCCATTATTATCAACGGCGGCTCCAAGTGGGGTAGCAGCACGCCGCTGACTGGCTGCGCCTATGTGCATCTGCGGATTAAGCGTACCGGCAACTCCAGCAAAACTGAAAGCCCACTGGTCAACGGGCTGCCTAGCCGCGTCACCATAATCGGCGATGGCGCTCTGCTGTACGATCCGCGCAAGGACAGCACTTTGCCCGGCGGTTCTGGCGCCCATCGCTCAAACGACCAGACCACTTGGGGCTCCTATACGGCGGCTGACGACACCGACAATCCGGCCCTGCAACTGCTTTGGTGGCTGCTTGGCTGGAAGATCAATGGCGAGCTTTCGATTGGCTGCGGCGTGCCGGCCAATCGCATCGACATGGAAAGCTTCATCACCGCAGCCAATATCTGCGATGAGAACGTGACCCTTGCCATCGGTGGCACGCAGAAGCGCTACCGGACCTCCGGTACGGCGTCGGATGCCGACGACCGCATGAACATTATTAACACCTTCCTTGCCTCGATGAACGGCACGCTGCGCGACAGCAACGGCAAACTGTCGGTTGAGATCATGCGCAATGATCTGGCCGAGTATGTGCTGGACTTTGACGAAAACGATGTCATCGGCGAGTTTGAGTGGAACCAGACGCGCGGCCTGTCCGATAGCTACAATAAGGCACGCGGTCGGTATATCGACCCGTCGCAGAACAGCTTGTACCAACTTGTGGACTACCCAGAGGTTGGCTTTGCTTCGCCGGACGGGATCGACCGCGTTATGTCGCTCGACCTGCCATACGTCGAGGACGGTCGGCGGGCGCAGCGCATTGCCAAGCAAGTTTTGCAGCGCAGCCAGTATCGCGGCACGTTCGCCGCCGTCTTCAATGCCCGTGGTCAGGGCTGCGCCGTTGGCGACGTTGTCCGGCTGTCGTTTGAGCCGCTCGGCTGGAGCAATAAGTTGTTCCGCGTCATCAGTCAGGAAATTCGCCCAGACGGGCAGGTGCCGCTGACGCTGATCGAGGAAAGCCCGCTAATCTATCTGTGGGACGCTGAAGACTCTGCCCCAGTGTCGCCGGCTGCACCGACGATCTACAATCCGCTTAACAGCCCGTTCATTCTCGGCACCGTCGATGCGTCGGTCACGGCTATCTGGGATTCGGTCACTGGCTCAGGTAAGCCGGAAGACTTCGCGACCCGCAATAACCCGGCTGGCGTCCACTCGACATCTCTGGCCTACAACAAGGGTGACCTTGTCCAAAATGCTACTGGCGATGCGACTTACATTGCCAAGCAGAACGTGCCGACCAGCATTGCGCTGACCAACACTGTCTATTGGGACTTGTTCGTTCAGGGCACCGGCACGCCCGGCGAAAACGCAATCTCGGCATTCCTGACCAACTCAGCCCATGTGGTAGCGACTGCCCTTGACGGCACTGGTGGTGATTATAGCACTGCCGGCGGGACCATGCGTGTCTTTGACGGCTTTGTCGAAAAGACCACTAGCGGCACGGTCACTTTTTCCAAGGTCGGCACTGGAAGCTGGTACTCGATCAATTCGAGCGGCGTCTATACGATTAGCGATCCCGGCTCCGATACGGCCACAGCCCAATTTGACGCTTCCTATTCTGGCGTGACGGTTCGCCTAACCTACAGCATCGCCAAGAGCCGGACTGGCGCTACGGGCGCTACCGGCGCGGCGGGGGCAACTGGCGCCGCAGGCACGCCGGCCATCTCTGGCTACCTTACCAACGAGTCGGTCGGCCTGTTTGCCTATGCCAACGGCGATGTGGTGTCCTATGCCCCGGCAACCGGCAACTTCGTCATTGTCAGCGGCGACACCGACATCAGCACCAACTTTAGCCTGTCGGTCCCCAGTGGCGGCAATCCGCAGGGGCTCGCTGTATCGTTCACTGGCCGGACCTATACCATTACCGGCGGCTTCGACACCAATGAAGATACGGCCACCCTGACGATCAGGGCCACAGGCAGTGGCGCATATGCTGCGGTCACTATCGATAAGGTGTTTAACCTATCGAAGACCAAAGGCGGCTATGAGATCGTTGCCACTCTGCCGACGACCAATCTGTTTGAGGGCCGCGTCGTCTACCTGACGCTGGAAGACAAGCTCTACCGCTACACTGGTGCGTCTTGGTCGGCGGAAGTCCCTGCAACCGACATTACAGGTCAGCTAACCAACGCTCAGATTGCTGCGGTGGCGGCATCGAAGGTTACCGGGCAGCTATCAGATTCTCAGCTTGCGGCCATTTCAGCCGCCAAGGTGACGGGGCAAATTACCGGCACTCAGATTACTGATAGCGCCATTAGCACGCCGAAGATCGCCGCCGGGGCAGTTACATCCAATGAGATTGCCGCAGCGACCATTCTGGCTGGCAACATTGCTGCCAGCACGATTACGGCAACTCAGATCGCTGCCAGCACTATCACTGGCGCCAAGATCGCCGCAGGCACCATTGAGGCTGGCAATATTGCCACTGGCGCCATCACTGCCGACAAGGTTTTCGCTAACGCCATTACCGCAGACAAGATCGCCTCGAACGCGGTTACGGCAGACAAGATTAACGCCGGGGCCGTCACCGCAGCCAAGATAAGCGTCACCGATCTGTCCTCAGTTAGCGCCACTATCGGCCTGCTGCGCACGGCGACAAGCGGGCAGCGGATGGAAATTGAGAGCAACCAGTTGCGGGTCTACGATAGCTCTGGCGTCCTGCGTGTCCGGTTGGGTATCTGGTAATGCCTGCCGGTATCCAGTTGTGGGATGCCTCTGGCAACCTCATCATCGACGTATCGACCCGCACCGGCTTTATTCTGGGGCAGGTAAACATTACGTCAGGCAACCAAACGAGTAGCGTGACAAATTCTTTGCTATCAGAGGGCTCGCCGTTCTACTTCATTGCGGCCTCGACCAATGAATCAAATCGCTATCCCTTTGTCAGCTTCTCCGGCACAACGATGAGTTGGACTAAATCAACCGCCACTGACTTTGCTGGGGCGATTTTCTACGGGGTTTATTGATATGCCGGCAGGTTTAACAATTTGGAATGATGGCGGCACGGTTCAGATTACCGACAGCTTGGTCAACCCGGTGCTTATTCAGAAGGGCACCATTACGACTGTGACAAATACGCAGGCCGGCGCTCCTGAAGCAGCCAGCATGGCCTCGTTTAGCTACACTCGGCCTAATTCTAGTACATACCCCATGCTGGCGATTAGGCCGTCAGGGCTTACTGGCCTGACAGGGATTGGCTTTGTCGAAAACGGCACGCCCACTTCGCTCACTTGGGTTTGGGACTTTTTGTCCACGCAGGCTGTCGGCACAACCATTGATTACTGGCTGTTCGATCTGAAACCGACGCCAACCTCAAGCAAGCTGTTTGAGATTTACGATACCGCTGGCAATCTGGCGTTTTCGCTTGCTGAGAAGCCGATGCGGATCAGAAGCGTCCTGACCGGAACGCTGACGAGCCCCTTGACATCGACAACCACTTTTGATTCTGGGCGGACCTATGCGTCACTGCTGACCCGGTGGACTGAGCGGCTGCTCTACCGCGCCCTGCCCAATAATACGCAGCAATTTCTGCTCGGAGTGGCGGGAGCTACGAACGGGGTGCAAATTGGCTCATTTCTGCTTGTGGCGACGCCGGGTGATTCTACGCCGACACTTTTCGGCGACTATCAAGTAGTCGTTATGGATGTAACCAACTACTAGGCTTTGAATTGCTTTTGGGCTTGGTACGCTGTATGAGTGTACTTAGCGGATTGTGCGGAGTTAAGAGACAATCATGGCTTACCTTTATGACCTGACGGACACTTGGAACGCGGCTGGAACTGTTTTCAACGCGATCAAGATGAACGTGACCAATTCCGCCTCTGCTGCGGGCTCTAAAATTGTCACCCTTCAGGTTGGCGCCACTGAGCGCTTTAGCGTCGATAAGGATGGTAACGGATACTTCCTTGGCACCGTAGATTCGATTGGTGCGCTCAACTCGGCAAACCTTTACCTGCGGGGCAACTCTGGCACCATCGGCATGGCCGACAACAGCGCCAGCATTCTTGCCTACAACGGCACCGGCTCAGGCGGCATTACGAATGCGCTGCGCTTTATCACTGGTGCGGCTGAGCGGATGCGCATCGACCAGAGCGGCAACGTCGGGATTGGGACTAGTTCGCCCAGCACGCGGCTCAATGTAATCGGTGACATTCAGATATCGCGGAGCACGACCGCCAGCGACGCCGCGCTTAATTTTGGTAGTAACGCCAATAACTACATCTATGGCGGCAACTCATCAAATGTCATGGTGTTCGCCACCAACAGCTCTGAGCGCCTCCGCATCGACAACAACGGTAATGTTGGGGTCGGGACGAGCACACCGTCGTCTAATGGCCGTCTATCGGTTAACGGCAACATTGTTCTTGGGCCGCTGACTCGTAACCAAGCTGCGACGCAGACAGTTGGTGTCTGGAGTACTGGCGACCCTGCGGACGACGCTCGCGCCAACATCGGCTTCACTACGGTAGCTGGCGGGGCTTCGAGCAGTAGCTACATCACCTTCGCTACCAACAACTACGGCGTGTCTGGCGGCGAACGGATGCGCATCGACCAGAGCGGCAACGTCGGGATTGGGACTAGTTCGCCGGGCCAGAAGCTCGATGTCAACGGCAGCATCAACGCGGGGACTGCTAACGGTGTGTCGCTCTTCATGGCGGACAGCAGCGCTATCCGCAACACTGCTACCGCTGGCAATACGATGTACTTCGACAGTGGTGTGGGTACTGGTTCGACGACGGGTGACTTCCAGTTCCGTTCGACTGCGTCCTTTACTACGCGGCTGTATATCAACGGTGCTACCGGCAGCGTCGGCGTCGGGACAACATCCCCCGCCCGGTTGTTTGAAGTAACGGCCACCGGAACCAACATTCCGGCGCGGCTCGGCAACTCGCAGGGCAGCCTCGACATCGGCGGGTCCGACGGCGTTGTAGTAAATATCGACACGCGTAGCTGGGCTATGGGCCTCCAGACTGGCGGCACCGAGCGCATGCGGATCGACACCAGCGGTAACGTCGTGATCGGGGCAACGAGCGCTGCCGGGGCAAGGTTTAATGTCACTACTGCCAGTGCAGCCGACGTTATCTACGTTGACGCGAATACCGCAGGGGCGGCGGGGACGGCGGTTTATGTTCTGCCAATTCGCACTGCTTCCACCTTCCGTGGCGGTGTGCGTTGGAACGGCACGAGTGTCGAGTACAACACTACCTCGGACATCCGCCTCAAGGAGAACATCACCGATGCAGACGATGCTTCGGCCCTAATCGACGCGATCCAAGTCCGTAAGTTTGACTGGAAGGAAACTGGTTTTCATCAGCGCTACGGCTTCGTCGCGCAGGAACTGGTCGAGGTCGCACCGGAGGCTGTTAGCGCATCGAGCGACCCGGAAGAAATGATGGGCGTGGACTACTCTAAGCTCGTCCCGATGCTCATTAAGGAACTCCAATCTCTCCGTGCCCGCGTGGCGCAACTCGAAGGAAACTGACTATGGCTATTACCAACACTTGGGCCATCAACCAGATGGACTGCTACCCCGAGTACGAAGGCGAGACCGACGTGGTCTTTGCCGTCCACTGGCGACTTAACGCCACCGATGGCACCTATAGCGGTTCGGCCTACGGCTCGATTGGCCTGACGCTGGACCCAGATGCCGACTTTGTGTCTTTTGCCGACCTGACCGAAGAGCAGGTTATCGGCTGGGTGCAGGACGCCCTTGGCGAAGAGCAGGTTGCCGCCCTTGAAGCCAATGTCGCCAAGCAGATCGCCGATCAGGCCAGCCCGCCGGTTGTGAGCCCGACGCTACCTTGGGCTGCCGCATAATGCTGCACGGCTCCCTAGCCTTGCTTATGCAGGCCGCTATCGGTCTATCCACCGGAAACTGGTGGGCCGGCGCGGCTTTGGGCGTTGGACTCTTCATTGGCCGCGAGCATGCCCAAGCTGAGTATCGCTGGATTGAGCGGTACGGCTTGGGTATTCGCGCCAATATGCCGTGGCATGGCGGGCTTCAGGGGCGCGTTTGGAATATTAAATCTCTTCTTGACATGATTATTCCTACCGCTTTAACTATCATTGTGGCAGTAATGGTGGTATGATGAGCGACGACGACATCTGGAGGCACATTCCCGAAGGCGTCAAGCATCTGATTGATGCGCTTTCAGTTGGCACCATGCTGGGGACGCTGTTTCAGATGCTTCCTAATATCGCAGCGCTAATCACCATCATTTGGACGACCATTCGCATATTTGAAACCCAGACTGTGCAAGAGTGGCTTGGGCGGAGTAAAGCCAATGGCGAAGGCAAACTTTGACGCTTGTTTAAAAATAATCCTTCACCACGAAGGCGGCTATGTTAATCATCCTTCTGATCCGGGGGGCCGCACTAACCTAGGCGTTACTCAGCGAGTTTATGAAGAGTGGGTTGGTCACCCTGTATCTGAAAAGATTATGCGCGGCCTGACTGTCGATCATGTCCGTGCGCTTTATAAGGTCAAATACTGGGATAAGGTTCACTGCGACTCTATCCCGGCGGGGCTCGATCTTTGCGTCTTTGACTTCTCGGTCAATGCCGGCACTGGGCGCGGGGCCAAGTTTCTGCAAAGGCTGGTTGGCGCCGTGGACGACGGCATCATCGGTCCCCGCACGCTTTCGCTGGTTGACCAAACCGTCAGGGCTCGCGGCCTCGATCACTGCGTGATGCAGTATCAGGATATGCGGCGGGACTACTACCGGCAGCTTCGCACCTTTGGCACCTTCGGTCGCGGCTGGCTGCGCCGGGTCGCTGAAGTCGAGGACGAAGCAATCAAGATGATCCCGCCAGCCGTCCGTGGTGGGGCGTGAAGCTGCCCCCGGTCGATACGCATGGCGGCAGGCGCGCCCTAGCGTTCTTTGCTATTCTGGGTGGCTGGGTCGTCATGGCGCTGTTTGCCGCCGCTGGGGTCTATCTGGTCAGCGGGGATGTAAAGCTATCGTTCTGGCTGGCAATTGCCGCCCATGTACAAATCCTTGTCGGCATGACCGCAATGGGCTGGGCAATGGGGCGCCGCATCCAGATCGACGTTAGCAAGGACGGGGCCAAGATTGACGATAGGGGAGATAGCTAATGCCCATCGCCATAGCCCTAGACGCGGCCCTAGCCCTGTTCAAACGCTACCGCATCCTGATTGCCGTTGTCCCGCTGGCCATTGCGCTCGGCGTCCAGACATGGCGGCTGAATAGCACCAAGGACGCGCTAGAGGATTGCCGGACCGATCAGGCTCGAATCCTTGCTGCCAGCGAGGTCAACCTCAAGGCTCAGATCGCTCAGCGTGAGAAGGAAAAGGCCGCATACCAGCGCGCCAATGAGATTGCAGAGGAAACCCATGCCAAGGAACTTGCATCGGCTCACGATAGCCTTGATCGCTACATCACTGCTAACCGGGTGCGGAAAAACCATAGTGGCAGCGGAGCCCATTCCGCCGGCCAAGATCAAGATTCCGGCGCACGCGAAGACCTGCCCGCAGACGCCATCTTGGTATCCGAAGCCGACCTGCGCATCTGCACAGACAACGCAGCCAGCGCAGTAGCGACATACGAATACTTTCAAAAATTAAAACAGGACGGCTACGCCGAATAGGGGGTAACCCATGACATATTTTGACGACAGCTTGCTGGAGTTCGCGACTCCGCGTCAGCGCGAATATTTGCTCGCTTGGCGAGAGCATGGCAGCACGCGAGCGGCGGCAAGAGCCCTTGGGGTAAATGCGCGAAACATCATTCAAGCTAGGGAGCGGGTCCAGAAGAGGGCCGCCATGCGCGGCTTTTCGCCCCAGCATGATATGGTCAAATCAGTGCCGGATGGCTTCGTCGTCAAGGGCGTCTCGACCTACTACAATGACGAGGGCAAGCCGACCGGGCAGTGGGTTAAGTCAAGCTTGCGCCATGAAGCCCTGCTTGAGGCGCTAAAAGACGCTGTCGATGCGCTGAAGGAAGACATTGACCCGGTTGCCGCCGTGGCTAGGCCAGCCCTGACTGAGGCCGCGCTGTGCAATCTCTACACTTTCACTGACTATCATCTGGGCATGCTCGCATGGCACCAAGAAGGCGGCGAAGACTGGGATTTGCACATCGCTGAAAATATCCTGATGCGCTCTTATGCGTATATGATTGATGCCTGCCCCAAAGCATCTCACGCGGTGATTAACATCCAAGGCGACTTTCTTCACACTGACGGCAAGACGCCCGTCACGCCGGCGCACGGCCACGTTCTGGACGCTGATAGCCGCTATCCCAAGATTAGGCGCGTGGCGATCCGGGTTATCCGCGAGATGGTCCGCATTGCCCTAGAGCGGCACGATACGGTGCATCTGGTCATCGCTGAAGGAAACCACGACGAGGAGGGCACCGGCTGGCTCTCGGACATGATGGCGGTGGTTTACGAAAACGAGCCGCGCCTGACGGTCGATAACTCTGCACTGCCGTTCTACTGCCACCAGTGGGGCACGGTGATGCTGGGCGTTCACCACGGGCACAAGGTCAAAAACGAATCCCTGCCGCTGTTGTTTGCGGCGCAGTTCCCTGAGATTTGGGGCGCAACCAAGCGCCGCGAAATTCACTGCGGGCATCGCCATCACCGCGACGAAAAAGAATACAACGGGGTGACTGTCGTCCAGCACCCGACGCTGGCGGCAAGGGATGCCTACGCAGCGCGGGGTGGCTGGATTGCCGACAGAGCAGCTTGGGCCATTACCTATCACCGCGACTATGGCGCAGTGGGTCGGGTAATGGTCACTCCTGAGATGGTTCGCTAGACTTTAAATAAATCAGCACTTCGTATTCCGCACCCCGCCATTCCAGCGGAAGCCGGGCTAGGCAATCAGGCATAAAAAGCCTCAATCTATCTGCGTCAGCCAAAAGGCGTCTGCCAAGAAGAAGCGCCATGTCATCCTCAGTCAAAACCTAATCTCCTCATCATTCCATTCGTAAACATCAAAGCCAAAGTTGACCCATATCCAGTGGCGCAGTGCGGGGGTCATGGGCGCTTCACCATCAGGTAAATGCCAGCATAGACCGCCGCAAAATAGAATGCGCAGGCGAGGTATAGCCATGCCCAATCAGGGGTGCGGCTGCCAATCCAGCCAAGCAATCCCATAAATCCTATAATCCCAGTCGTTTTCAGATGCGCTCCCATCACCCCTTCTCCTGCAAAACAGCGCGGACGGCGAGGCCGAGCGGGGTGAGCATTTGCGGTGCAAACGGAAGCGCTGCTAGACCAAGCCGATGCAGGGCCTTGGCGCTTCGGCCATACTCGAACGGCAGCATAAATGTGTCGTAACCGTTCGTCCCCATACTTGGGATTGGGTAGCCCGCCAGCACCGCCTCGCGCTGCGCCTCCGTCAGCTTGGCCGCGATCTCTGCTGCTTCGGTCATGGCTTGGCTCCTAGGGCTTGGCGAAAGTTTTCAAGCATCGGGCTTTTCATCCCAATACAGTCGCAGTCGTTTATCAGCAGCCGCCCATCCGCCTTCAACCGCCCCACCTCCGCGCTCAGGGCTTCGATGCGGTCGGCGGCTTCATCCGCTCCAGCCAGCATACCGTTCTCTGCGGCAACGAAAATCCCATGCTCGTATGTGTAGCGCAACCGCCCCACCAGTTCCCCATCATCCCCAGTAGCGCGAGGGATCAGGTGCTGGCGCTGGGCTGCGAGGGCGGCGGATTGATCGACAACGTAAAGCTGCC